ACACCCGTCGAATTCACTCTCTTCCCTGTCACAGACACACCGCACCCATTATGGCGTGCAAATGTGGCTGGTGTTCCCATAGATGGGCAACTCCGGTTAAGTAACACGGTCGAGAAGCTGAAAAATGGCAGTTATAAAATTACTGTAAAGCTAGAATCTCCTACATTAGAGACTCTGGGTGCGTCGGGAACCTCATCAGGTTATGTTGCGCCCGCAAAAGTTGCGTACGTCACAACTGGTATATTTACCATGTTTGCTGACAAACGTTCAACAATTGCGGATCGTGTTAACTGTCTGAGGTTTATAATGGGCTATTTACAGGGTGCTTCAAGCACCACTGCGACTGGTGTTCTTGCGAACACTGCAGCAGGTCAAGCATGGTCGACTTCGACTCTGCCTGGTCCTCTGTTATTTAGTTCATTAATTCTCCCGAACTAAAGGAATTTGCACCCCTTTAGTTTTTTCGTTAATTCCCTGGGTATTTACCCCGGTTACTACCATAGAGGTAATATATGAATTACATAGAAAAACGCACTCCAGCGGAGTCTTTAGAAATAATGTTGGAGATCTCCAGGAAATGTTCTGAGTTAGGGGGCCCCTTGTCAAAGAAATTCTTTGCCATGGTGCTCGCCGAAAACTATCTGGACTTAATTCAGTACCAACTGGATTATGGACAGGAATATTCGGTTGATGATTTCATATATGCACGTCAGATCCAAGCCCTGTATTCTAAACAGGACTTTATTGACCTCGGCGTAAATAAAGAACTCGTCGCCTTCCAGAAATTTTTATCCTCTGAAGAACTTTGCAGAGAGACGAACCGTCGCCTAGAAGACTTGAGGTCCCTTGACTGGGACACGAGCGGGATATTGTATCTCGCCTCGCAAAAAATCTCTAAAATCTTAGGTAACGTTCCGTCGTTCTCTGCTTTAGACCTCTCCTTTGGACCTGGAGCAAATACTAGCGTCAGATCGACTGAGGCATGTGCACGCACAAAGCTCTCAGCGAAGCTAGAGTGTAGTTCAAACTTAATTCCTGTCGTTCGAGAGCTCCTAGAAGAGCTGCCGATGATGGTGGACGTTCACAAGAATTTTGAGGACCATTTGGTCGTCAGATGTGACGTTCATCTACGCGCGGGGAAATTAAATTTTGTACCGAAAACCAGCCTGGAGCACCGCTCTATCGTTGTAGAACCCCTATTAAATTCTGTTTTACAGAAAGGTATTGGCTCTTATATGAAAAAGCGTTTGCTTCGCGCCGGTTTGGATTTACGTTCCCAGCAGAGAAACCAGATCTTAGCTGATAAAGGATCGCGCGATGGTAGCTTAGCTACTGTCGACCTATCCTCAGCTTCTGATTGCATTTCCCGTAACCTGGTATGGAATTTGCTTCCTTACGATTGGTGCTGTCTTCTTGACTGTGCTCGATCAGAATCGATCGAGTACAACAATGAGACAATACTTCTCGAGAAGTTTTCTTCCATGGGTAACGCTTACACGTTCGAGCTAGAGAGCTTAATTTTTTACTCCCTAGCCTGGGCTGTGTGTGTTTACCACAACGTTGATCCGAGGGATGTCTGCGTTTATGGAGACGATATAATAATACCGTCTTCATTGTACACTGATTTGTCGAAGGTGCTAGTTGATTGTGGCTTTATCGTAAACACGAAAAAGTCTTTCTCAACTGGGAACTTCCGCGAATCGTGTGGCGCTGACTTCCTTCACGGTTTTGACATCCGACCCTATTACTTAAGACAAGTAATCAGTGATCGCGTCCTTTTCTCTATGCATAACTGGTTTGTACGACATGGCGAGCTTCAGCTTGCTAACATAGTACACTCCTTTACGCATGCCCCAAATCGTATATACGGACCTGACGGGTACGGAGATGGTCACCTCATAGGTGATTATTCTCCCGTTCGTTCACGTCTTTCTGTGCGTTCGGGGTGGGAAGGTCATTTCTTTTCAACCTATCTCCTTCGGCCGCTTAGTTTTTCTAAGCTGCTTCCTGGGGATTACGTTCTTCCCTCTTACTCTATTTATGTTCGTGGGGATTCTCCTTCGGAGAGTCCCTGTGAGCCGAATCGAGTGAGAGGGTCACGTGGTTATAAGAAAGTGTCAATCTACACACTCACAACGTCTTTGTTTGATGCCGTGAGAACTAGCCAGGATGATACTCTATCCTGTTTTCTTCGCTCATCTTGAGCGATCCCGCATCTGCGGAAAGTCCGTCCTGAATAAGGACGGGGAGTGAAGAGGTTTTACCTTTTCTGGAAAAAGCTGCGCGTCCGACACCCGGACCCGACGCTCGGGCGCAAGCCCTGCACCGGGACCCCGGGACGAGGACAAGAAGCCCAGGAGGGGCGGCGGTCTCGAGAGAGACGAGCCAACCTCCCCGCTGAGCGAGACCCTGGAGTGCCCGGGTCCGGCCTGTCTCGGCATGCCGGCTCGAAGCACAGGAGGGGAGACGCGGCATCGGTCGCGTCCAGGCGGGGTGGGGGAATCCCCTGGAGGGCCTGACAATCCCAGGAGAGGATCGGCTCCCATCGTGCGGTGTAACAGCCGCCGACCGGAGTACGGACTTCCGATTCGAGCTGAAACCCCTGAAGGCGCGCTCGAAACCGGCCACGCCCTCGCGCGCGGC